CTGTGTACGGGTTGATGAGTGGCTAGTGCCTCTTGCCGGTGACATCATGCGTGCAAGGGAGCCATACGCTTCTGAGCGCCTTTACCTAAAGTCACTGGAGCGTTCCCATGGACTGGATGATCATTGAACAAACGCTTGAAGAAGAGCTACAGCTTGAAAAAACCGTTCGTGAAATCAAAAGCTGTAGCAATAAAGAAATATTAGTTGAGCATTGTGTTGCCATGATTCAGCAGAATTGGCACCTTGCAAAAATGCTGCGACAAGCGGTCAACCATATTGCGTCAATTGAACCAAGCTTGACTCTGGACAACTAGAATTCAAAAGCTCTTTTCTAGCGGTGTACAGAGTCTGTCGCAGCGGATCGGCAGTGAGGGACGTCAGGTGCGCGAGCCGGTTCTAGTCCGCATTTTTTAAGACGCAGGTAGTAACAGTAATGCCACTGTGCTTGCCACTCTTGGTCATAGCATCGCTTCATTCCGGCGTAATCCACGACGCACCACTGCTTTGTGCCGCAATGCGTCATCTCTTGAATCGTGAGTTGTGTCATAGAAGGGGACTTATACGGCCGACGCTCTGGCAGAACAGCGGCTGATTTAACAGCTTGGAAACCAGGTCTAGCTGATGCCTCAAAGACTAGAAGCGTGACCGCTTCTTAGCAGATGCAGACTCTTCTGCTTCTTTCTTAGGCGGCAAGCTGAAGTCGTTGACGTTCAGCTCAAGGCTGATGCCAGTGCTGCCGTCTTTACGTTCAAACTCGCGGTGATGAGCTTGGCCAGTAACGGCAAGGCGCATGCCTTTCTTAACGTATTCCATGACGACATCGCCACGGTTACCCCAAACAGAGCAGTTAACCCAAGTCGTCGACTCTTCGTCTTTCGCTTTGCGATTAACAGCAAGAGAGAAGTTTGTGACAGTGGTGCTGTTAACTTCACGTTGTTCAGGGTCGCTGCCGACATTGCCGTATGCGGTGAGACTAAGCACGTTTAGAACCTCGGAAAAAATGAGAGATGATTATGCGCAATGCCTGGTTTTGGTTATGGCCTTGGCGTTGCATAAAGTGTTCAAGCTGTCCGGCTAGATCGTCGTCTAGTCGTACTTGGAACTGATTGGGTCGACGTTTAGCGTCAGCACGTTTGCGGTACTCCTTCAGTTCTTGGTCATCCATTCAAATCTTTTTTGGTAAGTTTTTGTTTGCTGTGCCAGTCGTTGATGAACTTTTGATGGTTCATAGTTTGAATGCGGTCCGAGACTGAGCCTTGCCCTACAAATTTACCGTCAAAAGCTTTGCAGAACTGTTTAAGTTTTTCGTCGCTTAGCTCGTCGAGCAAATCAAGCAGCATTTCTTTGTCGTCGTCTTTGAGCGGTACATCGCCGTCGTCTACATCTTGTGGTTTTTCCACAGGAGCAGATTTAGTCGATTCGACGTTTCGCATCGGGTTTTCAATCTCTTCACGAGCCCAAAGCTGCCACGCGAGACCAAACGTGAATGCAGCGCAAGCAGCTAAAGCTCTTCTATGTGTGTCTGTCAGATCACGGGCAGTGACCTTTTCGTAAGCAACAGGACTGTTTCTGTTGTCCATAACGGCCTGAGGAAAATCAGGCGTGCGCTCACCGTTTGGGCCTGTGAAGTAGCCAACAACGTATCCAGTGCCGTTTGGAGCCTTCCAAACGTGGCTGCTGTCTACATAGTGAGCTAGGTGAAATTGCCAGCCAGGCGCGTTGTCTTGTAGCAGGTGAGCTACACGGCACCAGTTGACATAGTCAGCTGTGTATTTGCCGGTGCCTTTCTGGCTGACATCATCTGGAGTGATGACGTCACCGAGATTCGGCATCGAGAGATTGGATAGTAACGATGGCGCTGGGTCGTTCGTCAATGGAGGCATAACGTCGGTTTGCGTTGATTTCGATGATCTGAGCGTCATCTAGGTAACAGAGCCCTTGAAGGGCATCACACAAAGCGCGAACGAGCTTGTCAAGATCGCCAATGCGAGCAGTGCAATACTGCGGAGCAGAAGGCTTCAGTTGGCCGTTCGTGCGGTAATGACTCTGCGGCCTAGCGAAAAGGAACGAGACCTTGATCCGCATAGGCATTATGGCATGCCATCGCTTAGGAAGCAACCTTTCTGCAGCGTGTCTAATGTCTTGTCGCCACGGCTTTAACCGGTTTGACGATTCGACCATTACCCCTTTACCTAGATGGCGTTTGCTGCCTTGGGGGGCAGGTTTGCCGTAAACAGTGAACGTGAAACTATTGCTCAAGAGCTGTGCATGCTTTCTGCACGCCAGCTAAGCAGTCTCGCTTCGTCATGTCATCTAGTGTCGTGGTGAGGCAATACCAAGCAGTAGCACTGAACAAGACACAAAAGACAGCGATCACGATAGATTCACGTTTGCGCACACTTTTTGGTTCGTAAAAACCAGAGCGCAGTTTTTTGGATTGGTAATTCATTTGAGTCATTAGTTTTTGGCGGGACGACCGCGCTTAGGTTTTGCAGCTTGCTTTTTGATCTCGTCGTAACGCTTGCCAACAAGATCACGGGCAAGCTGTAGATCAATGCACGCTTGATGGTTCTTTTGAAGTTGTTTGTAGCCGCATTGAGCAGATACAACCCGATCACACTGCTCAGCAATCGCTTCTTGTACGCACTCTTGCGCCATATTCATGCGCCAGAACCATGTCTCAGAGTCTTCATTAGTAAATCGCTTAAGCGTTGCATCGTCGCTTTCAGAAACTTCTTCTGATAACTCAGCGCATTTGTCCCAAGACGCATCGAAAGCAGCTATTAATGCTGCAACTTTGCGAGCTTCGGAGATCACATTTCGATCAGCCTTTTGAATGTCTTGATAACGCTTGCGGTGTACCGCAAGGGCTTCGACGACTTCTGTCGATTGCTCTACATAGTCGTGGCGATCTTTGTCGAAATTCATGAATTAGCGTCGCAATAGTTGCGCTCGCAGCAAAGCTGTTCTTTTTGCTGCATCTTTTGATTGAGCTTGATGACGATATCGGCAAAACTACCAGGTTCAGGCTGGTCTTCAGGGTCTGGCAAATAGGCAGCAGCATCAGCAACTAGCTCTGCCATGACCTCGATCTCTTGTTCAGAGAAGCTGATCAGATTAATGCTCATTGCTTGTTTGTGTAGTGAGCGTCTCCGCTCTTATTGTCTATTATGGCATGCCGCACACGAAACGGCAAACCCTGCTCAATAGCAGCCCACAAAACGTCGTTCGTAAATCTGCTGTAAGACTTCGATAGCGTCTCATCGACATAGCCATTGCGCTTGGCCGCTATGCGAAGGATGGTCATTAGATCTTCGTCTTTTTGCCCGCGAGGACGTTGATCGCCCTTGCCAGCGTTCTCAGGCTTATCCAAGTAATCTTCGATCTCATCAGCGATGGCATCGAGCTTATTTGTGCTTACTTCGTATGCATAGTATTTTTGCTTATACTGGTCAGTACCACTAATTGGAACTGCTATTACTCCAAACCCATCGTAGATGTCTTTTTTGCTGAGATTTTCAATCTCAATTGTAAGGCGTGCGGTCTGATCTGTGCCGGCGAAACGGTCTGCGAGTTGCTTGAACCAGTCGTCAGGTGATGGATTTGAGGATCCAAGGACAGTAGCGATTACCCCGTTATCGAAGTACGCTTTGCAATACGGCTTGTCATTTTCGCTTCGAGATACGAACTCACAACATTCGACGATGTGTGTCCCTTGTTTAACGACATCGTAGCGCGGATCATCTTTGCTAATACGAGCTAGCAAGCCCTGTCTTTTGTCCATGTGATTGATGCGTAGTGGTGGCTCTCGCCAGCGCTATTATGGCATGCCACCCAAAGACGCGCAATCACCAGCGTCGTTTCTTCTGGCACTCGTACTCATCTTGCTTATCCAGCCAAGTCTCAATGCACTTAGCTGGATCTTCTGAAATCACACGGCATTCGCCTGGACCAGACACGACAGTTGCACAAGTGTCGATCACAACGCTCGGATGCCTTTTTTGCATCATTGCTGTATACGCACCGAGTTGTGCAGTTGCTGCCTTGCGCCGCTTGAAACCACTCTTGCTACTTGTTTTCAAATCCCCAATAATTATTTCACCACCTGGTTTGTATAGCAGGAAATCGAAAGAACCTCCCATAGACTTTGTCGGCTCGCACAACCTGTACTCAGTTGCCATTACTTCGGCACCTCGGAATACATCACAGTCGAATAAAGGATCTGTCCAGCTACGCCACCGATCTTCAATTTCTTGATCTCTACCGCGTAGCTTGTTCTCTAGAATGTTGTGTACAGTCTCGCCGCGTAGCTTCCAGCCATCGGGGCCATCTTTTGTGACATTGATCCAGTGCTTCGCTTCTTCAGTTAGATCAAAACTCAATATCTGCGTAACAGATCTTGCTAGCCAGCTGTCTTTGAACCTATAGCGATGCCACTGCTCGTAAAACTTCAGATGTTCGATCGGTTTCAGCATTTGACCTTGCTTGTGGGGTGAGTATGCGTCATCATCTCGGTCGTCGCAACTTTTGAATGCACCCTCAACACGATCAAGACACTAACTACGTCTTGCTCGATCCTCGTGTGAAAAGACTTCTTCGCAGCAAAAGACCGATTGGTGTTCCTTCAGATTCCGCGTACGTAAATTTGCTGCTGCAGCAATATTTGCCTTCTCAACCAGACAGGTTGAGTGATTGATCCTGATCAAGAGATGCGGGCCTATGCTCTCCTTAAGTGGGTGCCGTTTTCGCTGCCGACCGAGTTTGATGATGAGATTGCGATGCATGGCACATACAGCGTCATGCAGAAAAAGCGTTCAGACGTGGCGCTTGACCAGCACGATGAAAAACATCCCTACAAACCCAGCACAGAGCTAGCAGCGTTTCGCGAGCTTGAGCGGCTAGGCATTTACAACCAATCTGACCTCTACTCACCAACTAAGGCCAAGTGTGGACACTACAGCGAACGACTCAAACAACAGTCGGATCGATCCGGCTCTGCAAGACACATCGGAACGTCTAGAAGCCCTCAAAGAAATCGCCGTTCGCGTCGTTGGTCATACGACCGATCTAGCTGACCGGTTATTGCTGTTTCGTGAACAAGCATGTGATATAGGGTTCAATCTTACAAAGGCAGAAGCAAGTGGCTATCTCGCTAAGGCGTTAGGGCAAGATTCTGCAATACCCATACCTAAAAAAGGAGGTGACAATCTCAACGTTGTACCACAGCCATTTTTATGGGATGGCGTAATCATGAGTGGACGACAGAATCTGCTTGTTGCTCCACCAAAAGTCGGCAAATCTGCCTTAATGGTCGCTTTGGCTGCTGCATCTATACGTCAAGAGCCTTGTTTTCTAGGCGTGAAAATCAGTCAGCACATAAATAAGTTTATCATCGTTGGTACTGATCAAAACGAATCTGACTGGTGGACGTTATTTAAGCGTGAAGGATTAGGCCAAGAATCATTCGACGAAAATGGCGAGAAAAAACATTTATTGCATGATCGCGTAATCCTTTGGACACTTGAAGACCGAGTGCAGCTCACAAATGAAGGCATTGAAGCGATAAGAACGCAGGTAGATGCGAACCCTGGCTCACTGCTTTTGATCGATACCTATCACGCTTGTATCGGTTTACTAGGGATTGAAGAATCTAGTAGTGAGTTTGACGGGCCAGCACGTCAACTTGAGCAGGCAATAGCCGGCACTAATTCAACGACTGTGCTTGTGCATCACACGAACAAAAGCGTCAGTGGCGGCAATGCAATCACTGCATCGCGTGGTAACAACAGCCTGTCTGCTGCTGTTAGCTGGTCAGTCTTGCTGAATTGGCTGCGAGTTCCTGAAGAAGGCCAAGTACAAACCGATCATCGGATAGCTGTTAAGCCGATGGGACGTGGACAAGCTCAGTCGATTGTGATCGAGCTAACTGACGAGGGCTGGCGTAGTCATGGCTCTGGTGACGCTGCAATGGCAGCAGAAGCCCACTCAGAGGCAGAGGACAGCCTTGTTGGTCAGATCGCAAGCGTCTATGACCATGCCTGCGCTTTGTGGGAAAACGAGGTTCATACGACCGCTACCGAAATTTCTGCTCAGTGTCGGATGACTAACCAGCAATCTTTGCGTTACTTGAATCAGCTGGCAAATCGCGGTCTTCTCAAACGCGATGGTGTCGTGCCGAGCTTAAAAGCTGGTCGTCCGGCTGTGTTGTTTCGCCCGAATAAAAACTTTGAGGACACTCCCCCTGATGAAATGCGTTTAATGAAGGAAATGACTTTTATTGAGCCTGAAGCCTCGCGCGCACATGAAATAAACAATAAAACTCATTTCTCTCATAAAGAACCACTCCTTGGGGGCACCCCAATAAAAACGTCTATAGAGGCCAACCTCTCTGTTGAGCGTTTGCAAAACGGAGAGTGGCTTAACGGCTGGGTTGTTGCTGATGGTTCAAATCCTGACGCTATAACGATCGCCAAACTTGGTCAGCCGAATTATCGAATCAAAAACCTGCGTTGGTCGGTCGACATAAGACCGTGCCAAAGCTCACCGTTCACCTCTACTCAAAAGAAACGTCGCTTCTAATGAACAACTCTGCACTAAACAAGGTTCGGGTCAATCTTTATGTCACTCCTGAGCAAAAAAAGTTATTTGATTACGAGGCTAAGCGTCTCGGCAAAACACGAAGTGTCTTGATCGCTGAAGCTGCTGTGCGTCACATTGAAAAACCATCAGTACCTAATGGCGTGCCTTCTGGTCGGTTTGTCTTAGGCGACTGCGTTGAAGACATTGCTCGTCGTTACAGCGGTATCCCAAGGACGGAGTTAGTAGGGATGGTGGCTGCTGTTATCAGAAAACTAGACGCGATGTAACTTTTGATACTTGACTATGGCATGCCATACATATCATAATGAGCTCAGTTCAGCCGGAGACGGCACTACTTCATGACTGCTTCCACCCTTCTGCAAACTGATCGTTTTGAGCTGGGCCAGATCGTCTGTTCTAGTTACGGCTACGACATGACGCTGGTTCAGTATTACGTCGTCACACGCATTACTGAGGCCAGTGTCTGGCTTCGACAAATCAACTGCGTTGTTACTGGTGACGATGGTCGTGGCGAAGGTCGTGCAGTGCCTGATTCGTCTTGGCAAGCCTCTGACGACAAAGTTTTCCGCAAGAAAATTCAAGTGTCTGAAGGCAAGCAGTATGTTTCCGACACCATCAAATATTTCCGTATTTGGGATGGCAAGCCTCAGTACTACAACAGCTGGGACTGATTTCAACTTGGGGGTTGACATATGGCATGCCATACCCCCATAATCACGTTCAAGCGGGAGACCGCACTACACACAGAACAATGAAGTTCACAGCAACAGTTCAGTTCACTAGCGTCAACGGCAAGACCGCAAAGCGTCAGTTCGCCGTCTGGGAACATCTCGATGGCCCTGTTTGCGAAGCCGCTTTCCGTATGGGCATCGCAGCAGCGAATCAAGTCGGTGGCTACGGCGTTCATGTAGTCAACCTCAAGCAGTGGGCATGACTATGGATTATCACAACATGCGCCTTAACTGGTTCGAGTCTTTCGAGCGTCATCTAGATAAGCTCGAAGAGCGCAACAGCCTCTTGAGTCTTGACAAAGATTTTGGCCCTAAATGGGAGTTGCAAGCATTTTTAGGTCAAGAACTGCAGTGGGCTGATCCTGCTTACGACGAATTCGAGCTGCAAACCTTGAAAAATATTGCTACTGAAGCTGGGTTCACTTACACAGTTGAAGAGGTAACGTAAACCTTGTCGGGGAGCCTGATGCCTGTATTCCCCATGCAGGCTGAAAGCTATACAACACCTGCTGAGCTACGCGGGGAAAGCAGGGCACGTAGTAGTCGTGATCCATACCCCGATAACAACCTTTACATCAATGGACAGTCACTACGCTAAGCAACAACATCTGAACAACCTCAAAGCTTTTGAAGACTATGAGCGACGCCTCAGAGCCTTGTATGCCAAATCCAAGGATCCGCGCCCTGGGCAACGGCTCTGTTCAGATCTCGATCGGTGATATATCTGCAACAGTAAACTCCCACCTTCTCATAAAACCTAAACTCAGACAACTGCGGTTATTCTGGAAACTAAATCCAGATAATTGGTCTAAATGATTGCTGCAGAAAAAGTCGTCCAGCGTGATCCAGACTCACTAATCCCATACGAAAACAACCCTCGCCAACACTCCGAATCTCAAATTGATCGCCTAACTCGCTCGATTAAAGAGTTTGGGTTTACAAATCCTGTATTGATCGATGACGATCTCAACGTAATCGCTGGTCATGGTCGTCTCATGGCTGCTGGTGTCATGGGGCTAAAAACAGTCCCGACCATTACGTTGGGACATCTCAATGAACAGCAACGACGTGCTTACGTCATTGCAGATAATCAGCTAGCTCTTAACAGCAGTTGGGATGACGACGTTCTGCAGAAAGAGATTGAAGCACTCGGCGATCTTGGCTTCGACCTGACTCTTCTCGGTTGGGGTGACGATATTCCGTCTTTTGCAGAAGAACCTGACTATTCCGCGTTAGACGACTTAGACGATCCTACAAACGATCTTGCTGATGGCGTCATGAAGGCAATTCAAATTGAGTTTCGCCCTGAGGACTATGAAGAGGCCAAGGCACTTGTCGACGCTGCTCGTAAACGCGGCGACTACGTCGGGATGAAACTGATTGAGGCTCTCGCAGCATGAAGCTTGTCCAAGGAACGATCAGCGGCATCCGCTTCTACCATCGACCTGGTTTCAGCGACCTCAAGACTTTTGAAGAAGTCATTGGCCGTAAAACCTACCTGAAACGTGGTTTAAAAATTGGTGCTAATGAAAAGTGGATGGATTGTGGCGGCAATGTCGGCGCGTTTACTCTGCTCGCATGCAAACTCGGTGCAGACGTCACGGTCTATGAGCCTGATCCATTCAACGTCGACATGATTAAGCGCAATCTGCGCTTAAACCGATTTAAAGCAACCGTTAAACAGGCTGCACTTGTTCACGACGACCGCAAGAACGTCACTCTTTACATCGGCAACAACAGTCAGGTGTGGCGTAACTCGATCGTCCGCAAGTGGAACGACAAGGGCATCAAAGTCCCTTGCCTGAATTTCGACGAAGAGGCCAAGAACTTTGACGCTTGCAAAATGGACATTGAAGGCGCTGAAATGCCTATTCTCGAAAACACAGTTGCGACCTTTGAAAAACTCGTCTACGAATGGTCATTTGATATCGACTCATCGCTGACGCGTCTCTGGTCTGTCATTGATAAGCAGAAGCGTGACTATCGCGTCGAAGCTGCTTGGAATAGCATCTGTTACAACGACCATCGTGAAACGGTTTGGCAGCAGAGCTGGTTCCCTGCCTGCACCAATGTTTTCTGCTTCAGCAAATGACACTGCCGATCGTCACGCTTACGCCAAACGACAGCGGTCTCAAAATCGGTGATGCTGTTCCGCATATAGAGCCGAACGTGCATGACACCTGCATCCTGGCTGATCGTGATGGCACGCAAGTGGGCCTGTTCCTTACAGAACTGCCTAAAGATCTGTTGAACCTTATGAACATCGCAGACACAGAGCTGCGTACTAAACGCGTGCCTAAATCTGACATGCGTCGTTCTTCTGGTCTTCATGACCAGTCAGCAGAGGTCAAGCAATACAGCGCGATCCTTGGTTCTTGCCCGCCTAAACCGCATATGCGACGTCCATATCCGTCGCGCTCATCGGTTCATGGCGTAACTAGCGCTAAGACGTTCTGTCGAGCGATGAGCGCCGCTGGCCTTAAAGCCTTTGAGGTATTACGAACAAATGCACCGCAAGTAGTCGAAGGTCATCTCAAGTCCATCAAGACTCGCGTGCCAGAAAAGTGGTCTTTCAGCAATCACTTCACCTCGACCATCAGCAACTGCAATATTGCAGCAGCTGTGCACCAAGATCACGCCAACGTCAAAGGAGCTGTCAACATCATCATTACTAAGCGCCGCAACAGCACTGGCGGTAACTTGCATGTTCCTGAGTTTGGAGCAACCTTCGATCAAGTCGACGGTTCAATGCTTGTTTACCCCGCATACCGCAATCGACATGGCGTAACGCCAATCGTGCCTACGCACCAAGGCGGTTACCGAAACAGCCACGTTTGGTATGCACTTGATTCTTTCGCTTCTTTAGGATGAAGTCATGGCCAACAAACGTTGTACGCAAGTAGAGAAAAAGTTCCGTGTTGCCAGAATTACTCGGATGATGGCAAACGGCGCTACGCGTCAAGACTTAGTTCAATATGGCGCTCAGGAATGGGGGCTTGGTAAGCGCAGAGTCGACGAGATGATCGCTGAAGCGCGTAAAGAGCTTGAGGAGGACTACAGCCTTGATCGGCAAGCTTTTACCGCTTTGCTGCTGTCTCAGCTTTCTGTGATTCAGAAGAAAGCCATGGAGCAGTCAAACTTACAAGCTGCTCTTGGGTGTATTAACACTGCCGCCAAGCTCGCCAAGATCTACGACTGATGGGAATCTTGTCTGCGATTCCAACTGGCAATATTTTGCAGCGCATCGGTGAAAACAACGAACAGATAGATCTGCAGCGTGTTCTTACCCGCGTGCAAGACGATCTACATCCTGGTCAGCTCGATTTCGTGTCTGACGAAACGACAGAAATAATCGGTCTTTCTGCTGGCTACGGAGCAGGGAAGACTAGAGCGTTAGCGGCAAAGACCTTGCATCTAGCAGCTGCAAATCAAGGGTTTATTGGCTGTGTCATGGAACCGACTGGCCCATTAATACGCGATATCTGGCAGAACGATTTTGAGCAGTTTTTAGAGCAGTACGAGATTCCGTACACCTTTCGTGCGTCTCCTCTGCCGGAATACGTGTTGCATCTGCCTGGTGGAGACACAAAGATCCTGTGCCGCAGTTTCGAGAACTGGTCTCGAATCATCGGTCTAAACCTTTCATTTGTCCTTGCCGACGAAATCGACACTGTCAATCCCAGCGTATGTTCACGCGCATTTCCGAAGATTTTAGGCCGTTTGCGATCAGGCAACGTTAGACAGTTTGCAGCAGTGTCAACGCCTGAAGGTTTTCGCTGGATGTGGAATAC